TCTAACTCATCCCACTTAAACATATAACTCATTCTCCTCTGTGTGTAGTTGACCTGCTATTGCCATATAGGCTGCTCCATCGATGTAATTATCGACCTTTCCCGTTTCCATACTCCTTGCGAGTTTGACCAATGCCATACAATTCGCCACTTGGTAGTCTGTAATCGGCATTTCGAGGTATGCACTCCAAAGTCGTGCGGTTCGCTGCATATTGTCGCTCGGATGTCCATAGTCCATTCCGCGATCTTGAATGATTGCTTTCGCTTCAGTAAGGAAGTCACCAGCGTTCATCGCATTTCCTTATAGACATCGCTACGTCCATCTAGGTAGCCCTCATCCTGGCCATCAGAACGGCCTAACATATATCCCAAGACTGCCACTACTACTGTGTAAGCCACGATTGCGAAGAAACTCATTATGCCACCGCCCCAACTGGCTGAACTGCATCCTGGACAATCTTGAGGCAGTTCTTGCACATTACATCTGTCTGAGATTCTAGTATGTAAAGCGGGATTAACTTAGAATCGCTGCGATTACCTGATCGGCTATAAGTAATGCCGCAAAGTAAATTGTTATCTTTTGAGATGCCATCTGTAAGGTGCGCGACTTTGCCGCCACGACCCTTTTTCATAAAGCGGATAGTTTCATTACCAAGAATTACCTTGATTGAAACAAGTGTAATAATAGTCATTATTTGCTCGCCTTCAATAAGCCTGAGCAATCCAGGCAAACATCCATATCAGCAAATACTGCGCTCCGCTTGGTAAACATCTGATGAGCCAACTCGCGATCGCCACACATATCGCAATTCTTATACTGTGTTTTGTAATCTGTATTCATTTTGCTCCCCAATCTGTAAGCCAAATCTTGGTTACAAGAAGAACTTTACATTAACGGCAAGAGGTGGCAAGCATATTTTGGTAACAGTTTGATAACGATGTTATCCACAGTTTCATCCCCTAAATCAGGGTTAGCGATTCCTTGGTCTGCCATAGACTTTGCCCTGGACTGTGAATGTGCCATCTCGCTCAATGTAAATTAGGTCTACTTGGACGTTCTTGCCCTTAACCCACATGATCGCAAATGCCTGCTGCCAGTTAGCCGTTCCCTTGGTGTATGAGGCCTGCTTAAAGTCCATTAGGTTGCCAACCTCGACTCCATGCAGAACACGCCCTAAACGGCCTCCAGAGGCCTCTGTGAAGGACGAACGGCCTGCCCTGTGAGTATGTCCTGAAATAATGTTTTTGCCATGCCTACGGGCTGCTTCCAGGGCTGATAGGCCACCCTGCGGTTTAATAGGCGTATGGTCTCCATGAACGGCTACCCAACCAGGAGTCAGGGTCATAGGAGTCTTATGGAAGGTTATGCCTAGTTCATCAAACTTCATGAACTTCTCAAAGCGTAATTCTGGAAGGCTTAGGAATGATGGAATCTTACGCATGATTACGTTATATAAACGATCGGTGTGGTTACTTCTTATGCAATCAGAAACGCCTAAATCGTAGAGAAGGTCTACGCAGCGGTCTCTATCGTCTCCCAGGCTCTGTGAATACTCCTCTGGAGTGCCAGCAGACCACTTGCTTATAGTCTGAAAGTCAATCTCGTCACCGATGGTAACTGTCTGGTCTGGCTTAAAGGTCTTTAAGAATCGTGCAATGTTTTGAGTGACGTGGACATCCTCGAAAGGAACCTGTAGGTCGCTCAAGATTACGATCTTCTTCATTAGTCCTCGTCATCGTCCTCGTATGGCATCGGGTCGATTTTGTTAGGCAGACTTGGAAGTATCCAGTCGGGATACGCCTGCGGGTCTGTAATGATTGCAAGACATAAATCAACCGCGAAACCTGCACGCCTTAAAGCGCGGTACATCTCCTGGAGAGATATCGCCCACGCATCTAATTCATTATAGGTATCTAGATCGATAGCCTTCTTACGCGCCATGGCAAAATTATCTCTCTAAGAGGATGTTATAAATCTCATCGACACGCGAGTTAAGTCGCTTAATCTCAGAGAGCAAATGAGTAATGACGAACCCAGATAGCCCTCCTACGATTGCTAGGCTGGCAAAATAAAGTCCGAAGAAGTCTGACTGACTCACTTTTTCTTATCAACGGCATCAACCGCCGCCTCAACTGCATCAGCAACAACTTCTCCGATTGCCTTCTTAGCGCGATATGACTTGATAGCAGCGCGAATAGCAGGGATAGCCATAAGGCCAAGTCCACCGATGATGATTGCTTCCATTTACTTACCTCCTAGTAACGGGATATTAAAGAACGAAGAATCCATATCGCCCGCTTGAGTAAAACTGATATGGCAATGATGGTTATGAGGATTGCTTCCCGAATACTTGCGCCAGCGCCATCCCATGCGAGACGATGCAATTCTGCCATTGAAGATAACGTATGAGATGCGCTTGTCTCCTGCCTTGGCGCAGAGTCGAATCTGATCCGCAATATCGGGCATGAGGTCGGGCTTTGCTGAACCAGAGACATCTCGATCCACATCGATTGCTCGAACGACCCTAAGCGACTCAGTAGGATTGTGGTCGCTAGGGCGCGCTGAATGACGTGTATCACCGATCCATCCATCGGAAGTACGATCTCTATCTGGGAACGAATCATCAAACTGTTCTCTTAGTTGCTGACCCGCTTTGCATAACCATGGCTTCATGAGAGAAGTAGTTTCGCCTCATCCTCGGAGATTCCCAAGCGCTCAAGAAGTGCAGTCTTTGCTGCATGCTTCTCTGCTTCTGCTGCTGCTTCAATTTCCTTCTGGATTCTGATATCAGCCCAAAGAGACATAGTTGCATCATATTCGTCCTTAGATAACTGAATATCTTCGCCGTCTACATGCTTTGTGAGTGTTGGGTATTCCGCTTTCAGTTCTGCGATAATCTGTGTTTTAGTCATTAGTCAGCCAATCCATAGAGAGTGTATGAGCCAGTCATAGTTCCTGAGCCAGGATAAAGTTCAATACCGTCCCAAGCCTGTGTAGCAGTTGTGTAACCTGCTCCTGAAATTACTCCGCCCTGTGATCTAACTAGAGACAATGAGCAATAACCAGCGCCGCCTAGAGAACCTTGTCCAATGTTAGTGAAAGTCATTTCCATAACGTTTACGGCGTCTGTTCCATTATTAAAACGGGTTAAAGCGCAACCCACGCCGTTATTAACGTCACCGCTAATAGTTCCAGTACCAGCATCTCGGCCAATATAAGTGCTGTAATTTGCTGAAGTTTGAGAAGTTGTATTAGATGCATATCTGAAACGAAGCCATAAATCAGCATTATTGACTGAGCCTGTTGCAGAGAATATCAACTTATAACGCTTGTAAGTAGAGTTAAAGTAAGAGCCTGGATTAACGTTGGATGAGGCTGAGAATGTGCCTGAAGCAAGTTTTACCAAACCACCTGAAGCAGGAAGCGCAGCCCACTTTATACCAGTTGATTCAGCGGAATCGGCGGTAAGAACATAGCCATTAGTTCCAACCGCAAGACGAGCAGGAGTATCTGCTGCGGTAGCCGTAATCAAGTCACCTTTTGCATCTACAATGGCGTTCTGGATTGCATTGGAATCATCTTGAGCCACCCAAGAGAAATCAAGATCAGTACCTGAAGCCTTGGCCAATACCTGACCAGTTGTACCGCCCTTTAGATCAACCAAAGCGGTATCGATATCCTGACCAAGTGCGGCGATAGCGGTAGCGCCATCCTTTACTAGGTCTGTGGATTGGGGGATATCCCATCCAAAGTTAGTGGTTGTTGTTGCCATTACGCTACTACTCCTATCGCATTTAGCCAGGTTAGGCTTGTGTTAATTGTGTTCCATGTTTCCGCTGCATTTACCTGTTCCCATTTTACCGCAACTTGGCTGAAGTTCACAGGAGATGCATTGAAAGTCACGCTGAGATTATTAAGGGATGCCCTAAATGTCCAACCCTCGATGTAACCCTGAAATGAGCCGCCTGTGATGTTTGGCGGTAGGTTCTGAATCCAGACTGGCTGACCAAGGAAGATGTTGATTAGGGCATCACGATCAGCATCGTCAATTTCGGGGTTTCCAAGAACGAAGGTAATGCTTTGGAATTTAGGATAAGGGTTGGCTCTTAATTCGATGTAACGATCTGCCAAGGCTTCAGCATCTGTAGTGTGCTTAATTCTAGATGTGTATTGTTCGGCATAAACTCCATAATTAGCCTGGCTAATTGGGTCTGTAGCGGTATAGGTGCTGCTTCCGCTATTGTTGTAATTGATAGTAAATTGATTGCGTAAATCACCAGCGCGGGTAGTTGCTGAGAGTCCTAAACCATTAGCATGGTTAGCATCGAGTGTGGTGTAACCATTGGCCGCTAGATAATCCTGTCGATGAGTTTGGTCTGCATAGCCAATATTGCCGTTGGCATCCTCGTAAAGAACTCCAAAGGCTGAATTAGCAATAGCGGTACATATTGAATAAAGGTCTGTATTGCTGGCAGATCGTGAAATAAGTTCATAATCGCCAGGCTGGTCTATCTCACCAAGTCCAATGTTTACTGCATTAGCCCATGTCTCAGTTGGATTATAGGTAGCCCAAGTTTGAGCCGCTGGAACCTCATTCCATTGACCTAGTAAGTATTGAGACAGAAGGTGATAAATCTGGTCTCCATCAAAATCTTGCGTAAGAGTTGCAGAATCAATAATTTTAGGAAGTTTAGATAAGGCTCCAAGAGCAGTAATTGTGGCAACTGTCGTGTAGCCCAATGATCCAGCCTGATTGACCGTAATTGTAAATTCAGATATTAAACCACCAAAGATGGGTACATAGGTTCCAACTGAATTAGTAACCTCGACTGTAATCCCAGTTCCGACAGTAAAGTCATAACTTGAATTATCAAAATTTATTAGGGCTAATTGGCAATATCCTGCGACTGGCTGCTGGTAGATATCTGTGCGACCCGATGTAATAGTTAAATCGGCAATAGTTACGCTTGTGAGTTCAACGCCATTGACGAGTATCTTATAATCGGGTGTATATGCAGTCATTAGTAGGCAAATCCTGCCGCGCCCAAAGTTCCTCGAGCGGCTGAGTTATTAAGGACGCTTACGATGGTTCGAGCAGTTCCTTCTGGATCAATAGCCCCATTAACGGTGATATTGGTCTGGCTTGATGCCTGAGTTACTTTTGGAACTGATGCGCCAGAAACCTTTGGAACTGAAGATGATGAGGCATTGGAATTACCTCCGAAGAAGTCTCCAACTGCTCCTGCTGCTTCTCGAATAAAATCGATAATGCCTTTAATCCGATTATAAATTGATGTTAACTGCGAGACGAATCCCGCAAAGGTATCAATGACTCCAGCGATAATCTTGCCTAAAGCGGTAAAAGCCAAGCCAAGAGTTTTGCCTAGGAAAGGAGCAAGGTAGTCCTTACCGAAATTGTAAATCGACTTCATAAAGTTATAGAACGGCTTTAGTTCATCATTGTTTTCTACCAATGAATCTTTCACCGAATTAAAGGCGTTTCGAACTCCGTTAATTACTGGCTGAATTATCTTTAGAACTGGAGATAGGTTCTCACTTAAATTGTCTACGAAACTGGCAATTGCTGGAATAACCTTATTAACTACGGTTTCAACCAATGGAGTGATCGCATCAAGAATAAATGCTCCAAGGCTTTCCTTGCCTTCATCAAAGGCAATAGTGAGGCGATTCATCTTCCCTTGGAAAGTATCAGCCTGGGTTGTTGCTTGGTTCTTAAAAGTATCAGCAAGTTTGGCAGTAATCTGCTCCATGCTCATGGTCTTAAGTTCAGCAGATGTTAAGCCAATGCCCAATTTAGCCAGGGATGCGGTATTGCCTTCGGCTGCCTTTGCCATTGCATTGGTAACTGTTTCAAGCGACTTACCTGATCCTGCTGCAACATCAATGGCTATAGTTTGTAAATCTTGAGCCTTTGTCAAATCTCCTGTGGCGCGAGCCAAACGTTCTAATGATGGCCTTAAATCTTCATCTGTAATACCAAAGGCAAGAGATGTCTTTGTAATGTATTTTTCTGTAGACTTAATCTGGCTATCAGTAGCGCCTGTGACGTTCTTGAGAGTAAGCGCTAACTTCTCTTGGGCTGCCGCATCTGCAATGGCTGACTTAACGCCATCAATGGCTAACTTGCCGGCATAGGCAACGGCTGCCGCCCCTGCCGCTGCAAAGGCTAGGCCTGCTTTCTTGCCAAAGTCTGAGACCCTATCGCCAAAGGACATAACATCGTTATCGGCTTTATTAAGATTCTTGGTGAAGTTATCAACGTCAGCAAGGAGTTTGAGCGTTAGCGCTCTGGTACCTGTTGCCATTATGTCCACTCCTTCAGAATCTTATCGAATGATGCAGTCCATCTAGCAACTATCTCAGGTTGAATCCTGCGTAGAGTCGGATAGATAAACCAGCCCTTTGAGCCTCGACCTTCTCGGCCTGACCAGACAGGGAACTGCTTATACTTATTGGAACCGAACTCTGATCCGCCCCAGATGTCCTTGGTGGTTGCCCCACCTGAGAACTTCTGAGAAGCAAACCCATAAGTAATTTCACCGATACGGCTGGACTTCTTTACACGCGATCCACCAGCGATTCTGCTGGCAACCTTGCGGCTATTGATTGAGTTAGCAGTCTGAATTACTTCATCTCTTGCAAACTCTGCCAATGCTCCCGATTGACGTTTAGCCTCATCGTTTGCTTCATCGCCCATGTTCTTTAGCGCTTTGAATACTTGGCGAAGTTCGGTCTGGTCAAGTGCTACTAGTTCACTTGCCATTCCGTTCCTCCAATACCTCAATAGCGGTTAAGATGTCCTCACCTGTTCGCCAATGATCCATAGGGATATGAGTCGCTATGGCCAGTTCTATTAAGAGTCGGCTTACGCTTCCTCTTGGATGGCTTTTGGGCTCTCATCACCGACTTCAACGTCAGTAATAGATTCCATCCACACATCCAGGGCTTTAATTGGCTTGCCGCCTGCATCTCGCTTCATGGCGCTATGTGCCACGAATAAGATATCCCACATTCCGCCAAACTGAGAGATAACCTTTTTAGTGGTCATTTCCCATTTGGCGTAATCTGGCGGGCGAACCTGGTAAGTGGTTTCGGTTCCATCTATATATTTAATTGTTATGTTCTGTTGCATTGTGTGCTCCCGTTTCTATTGTTTAGGAGAAAGTCTCTGTGACTTCGCCCTTTGCGATCTTGAATGTAAAGTCTACAGTCTGAGCATCTGTTCCAGCGCCACCAGCAGTAGGGAATTCTGGAAGAATTGGAAAGACGAACTGAGCGCCTGTAGCAGCGGTGAGTGTTACTGAGATTGTGGTATCTGGTGTCTCAGCAGCAGCCCATAGAGCCTCACATACTGAGTTAGCCTTGCCCCAGTCTGCCAACATTGAAAGCGCGAAAGTGCCTTCTACGTTAGTTGTCTTGTAAGCCTCGCCATCGAGAGTCTGGTATGTCTCACGAACGTTAGTCTTAGTAAGAATTGCAGATGTTGCCTGTGCTTCGATATCTGTTCCACCTGTGAAAGATAGAGAAATATCGCGACCTGTGATTACTGTGGTTGCCATGTTTATCCTTAGTTAGATTGGGTGTAGTAGGTGGAGACTCTGATATCGGCTACCAATACATTGGAAGGCCCGACTTGAGTTACCGTTGGTTTTTCAACCGCTCCGATCGTGTATCCCGCAGGGATTACTTTCAGAACACTTATTACTAGTTGCTCGAGATTGTCGAGCGATGCAGGGTTGGAGTTATAGGCAACTGCAACCGAGATAACGAGATTAATTTTTGTGTGAAGTGTGGACTTGTTAATAGTTTCTAATTCAAGATATGGAGAGTCTGGAACAGTCACTACGAATGGCACCATAGGAGCCTCTGGAACGTAGGCGTAAACATTGCCTGCAACGTTAGCAAAGGCGTTGGCTAGGGGTTGACGAACTGTATCGAGAATTGTGTTAGGCATTATTGCACCATTGAATCGGTGTCGATGTACGCCCCTAGTAGTCCTGAAACACGATTGAATAGGCTACGGCCAAGGCGGTAAGGGCTAACCTGGGTAAAATCCACGCCCTCGATCTGTCCACCTGGAGCGATGCGAGATTGGAATACTTCGACTGATACGGCCAAGACTGCTGACTCAACCGCGCTAACTCCTACATAGGTAGAAGCGCCTGAAAGGGTAGCAAGGCCTGAAGGAATAACATTCTTAGCCTCGATATCAGCATTAGTGATAGCGACAGTAAATAGATTCTCATAGGAATCAGAGATCGTAAAAGTTCCATTGAAAGGGGAGCCGCATCCTGTGATAACTACGCTCTGACCCTCTGAAAAGTTGTTCTCACCCAGGAGGATATAACTAGCGATATTGTCCTGGAGTTCTACGCGATAAATCGGTGAAGTGTAAGTTACCAGCATTGGCAAGATAACTGCCTCAGCGGTATCAATTACATCTGTTAAATATGCATCGTTATAAAGGGATGTAGAAACGCCAAGGATAGACCTTAGTTCCGCTACTGTGACGATTGAAGCCATTTCTACATCCTCTCTATTAAACGACTGGGGGAGCGATCGGGAGCAACCGCTCCCCCATGATTAGTTTTGGTTATGCAACCATGTAACGGTAAGCGCCAGCGCCAATCTTTGTGGCGATTGCACCATAACCGTAGTAGCCAACCTGAACCTGACCTGTTGAGATGAGGTTTGTCTGGAGTGAGAGACGTGGGCTCTCGTACCATGTGTAAGCATCTGGGTTGAT